ATGAAGTATATTCAATCATTTTTTTAGAGAAATTTAATATTAGTTTAATTACTATTAATAAATCTTAAATAGAGTTCAATACTTAATTGTTCATATATTTTTTGTGTTTAAAAAAAAAGAATGGTGAAAATTCTTAATTACTATATTTTATGGATACTAATGATTTAGTAGAAGAACTTGAAAAAATTGATAGTAAAATTAAATATTATGAGAAATTACTTTCATTCTATAAAACAAAAGACACTAACCCAGAAGATATTATTGAATACACAAACTTGATTGATTCGCGAAATAAATTAAAAACAAAACTAAAACCCGAAAAAAGGTTCGTAAATATATATTCTAATAATTTGATAATAAGTTATTTGGAATATTTTTGTGATATTACACTTGAGTATTTTTATAGCGATTTAACACTCGATACTCTATAATCATGACTGGAACATTATCATCAAAGGAACTAGTAAAGGCTTCGAAAATAATTAATGATACTCCAAAGCTAGTTGAATCGTTTTCCCATGAAACTTGGACAAAATATAAAAAATATGAATTTAAACTTGTTCGTCGTGTTTGCGACAATGTTGTTATTATCGGTAAAAAATCGAATAAAAAATATGGACCAGATATTCGGTATTCTATCGTAGATTAGATGCTGTTATATTAATATTATTAATAATATTATTAATAATATTATTAATAATATTAAATGTATAAAACCTATTATTATAAATCATTTGTTTTTTTTATTTATTTATTTGTTTATTTATATTTTCCATTTCTTGGGTAAATATACTAATGAATTCCTTTATTTCACTAAACGAAATGTTTAATGGTGGTAAAAGACGTATAATACTACTATCAAAACCGGCTGTTAAAACTAGGACACCATTTTCTCTTAACCCACATACTAATTTAGGTGTCATCGAGACATCGGTTAGTTCAATTGCAATCATTAGTCCATAAGCACGGACACCTTTAATTCCCTTAATCGATTCTATATTATTTTTTATCATCAAACTTTTCATATTGATTTGAAAGTCTGACATTTGAATGATTTGTATGGTTTTATACGCCGCGGCACACGCCAAAGCATTACCACCATAGGTCCCACCTAATATACCTTGACTCATTTTATTCATAATTTCACTTGTTGCGGCCAATCCCGCCAATGGATATCCATTGGCGATTCCTTTTCCAAATGTAATGATATCTGGGTCTATTATTTTGGATTGGATATTCCACATAGTTCCTGTTCTCATTACACCACATTGTACTTCATCCGCAATGATTACTATATTATTTTCTTTACAAACATTTCTGAGTTTTTTTATAAACGGTATTGGTATATCAACTATTCCGCCTTCACCTTGTACACTTTCCAATATTACACAGGAAATATCTTCGGGACAGCTATATAATTGGAATACTTCATCGAGGGATTGTTCATTGAATGGGTCGCAATAATATACCCCGGGTAAAAATGGACCCACATTTTTCTTACAAAAATTATTTGAACTATTAATAGAAAGTGCGCCAATGGTTCGTCCATGAAAACCACGTTTAAATGCTAATACATTAGTGCGTTTATTGTAATTACGGGCTATTTTGATGGCATTATCAGTAGCTTCAGAACCACTATTAACAAAAAAGAATTGGTTAAGATATTTGTTAGGCATAGTTTCATATAAAATTTCATTCAATTTTTCCAATTGAATATTTGTTTGGAAAACTTGTTGGGGAACATGAACAATATCATCGATTTGTTTCTTAACATAGTGATTGACATTCGGATGATTATGACCCAAACTTAAAGCACCAATTCCTGATGTCATATCAAGAAATGTCTTACCTTTGATATCTATAATATAACTTCCTCGTCCGTACAAAGGCGTAATAGTTTGGTGAATTTTAGAAATACAGCGAGGAATAAAACTCATATTATTCCTATAGAAATTATTTTGTTTATATCGCGGAATTAATTAATATTTATTTCGGCTCAATAATATACAATAATATACAATAATATAAAATAACTTAAAGTTTTACCATCATAAAACTATAATCCCATTACAGCAAAACCCTCCGAAAATAAAAATAAATGATTTATTTATTTATTTATCGGGATTCGATATAAATAGCACACATGGCCGAGTTGGTCTAAGGCGACAGACTTAAGCTCTGTTACACATCTGTGTGCGCAGGTTCGAACCCTGCTGTGTGCATAATGTCCCGAGTATGACATAAAAATTCTCAATTCTAAGATGCCCCCGTAGCGCAATTGGATAGCGCGTGTGACTTCTAATCACAAGGTTGTGAGTTCGAGTCTCACCGGGGGTTACTTGTGTGTTGTAACAGCATAAACTATAGCCTTTTAAGCCGTAGGTCGCAGGTTCGAGTCCTGTATGAGATTTTTCTCATTAGCTCAGTTGGTAGAGCAACGTATAAAATTCAACGCAGATAATATACACGTATATACACGTATAAGTATATATATATCCATACAAGCCTCCTTAGCTCAGCCGGTAGAGCATCAGACTTTTAATCTGAGGGCCGCGGGTTCAAGTCCCGCAGGAGGTTAGTTGTCCTGAATAAGACATTAAACTGTTCAATTTTGCGTATATATATATATACATAATCAGTTCTATAGTGTAGTGGTTAGCACATCGGACTTATCTCAGTAGAACCTAAGTCTCATTTTCTATTTTTTATTTTCCGAATTAACTATTTTTTTAGTTTTTTCTAGTTCTATTTCTAATTCTATTTCATAATTCATCATCAAAACTACACAGAAATTCTCCATTAAAAATATAACTACATATTTTTATTGAATACTATCCCAGTGAGTTATTTCTTAGTATTAATTACAATTATTAGCCAACGACATAATAGTATTATGTTCATAACATCATTTAATACACTATAGAAGGAAAAATAAAAAAAAAATTGAAATTCAAATAAAAACTATTATTAGTATTATCATTATCCATGTCATTAGCATTCTTGACCTATCATTATGGAGTATATCATCGGCGACTTGCGAAAAGATAATGCTTTACAGGCATCGTCTGAACAAATCGACAATTGGAAACACTTTAAAACCCTTTTAAATATAAACAATGATAAGTTATCATTTACTGAATGGATTGATCTACTTGACAATGGTCTCGGTGGTCTATTCTTTGGAAAATTAAAAAATAAACTACCCGACCAAGAAACACGTGCGAAAATTGTGGTCGATTTACTATTGAAAAATAACCTTTATGGATTATGTTTATTCGATGGTCACGGACGTATGATTTATTGTATCATTAAAGAATTACTTTCTCGAAATATAAATCCAGACAATTATTACTTTTATATTTTTGATATACACCTTGAGACACATATATGGCATAATGAATTCTTTCCAATGAAAAATTGCTGTAATATAAATGATAATATATTCAATGAATACACTCATTTATCAATGAATTGTGTATATTATTTGAATTTTTGTGGTCTTGGGAATAATCATAATCATATCAAAACATTTATTAGCAATAGTTACACTCCAGTTATACTTAGTTGCTCACGTAGATGTCCAAACGCTCGTAAAAATGAAACCAATAGACTTATTCACAATTTAAGAAGAATACCACATCGGAAACTGGAAAAAAAGTGTCAATTGAAATTATTTGAAACATACATGATTGAAAATCGCGATCATAAAAACATGATTGAAAATCGCGACGAGCCACTTGAAGAAAATCGTGGTGAACCACTCGAGCCACTTGTTTATGAAATTGATAAAATCATCGGTAACAAACCACGGTATTGGTTAATAAAATGGAAAGGTTATTCGGTGAAAGAAGCAACCTACGAATCAAAGAAAAGTTTAAGACAACAACTTGGGAATAAACTATATGATGAACTAGTAGCACAATGGAAGTGTTAATCCTTATTTTTTTTTTATAAATTAATAATAAATGGTACGAATGAATAATTTGGCAATGGCTCTGGCTTTGGCTCTGGCAATGGCTCTGGCAATGGCGCTATATTCTAATTATGAAAGTTTTATTATTAATAAAAAAAAAATAATCCATATTAATATCATTAAAACCGCAAAAACACCAAAACAACACGCCCGAGGTCTTATGTACGTTAAAGAAAAATTACCAGTAAATTCCGGAATGCTCTTCATTTATTCACGGAAGACTAACTCGTCATTTTGGATGAAAAATACCTATATTGATTTGGATATAGTGTTTATGGATGAAAATAAAAAGGTAGTTGGAAGTATTGAAAATATGAAAGCACACGATTTAACGTCGCGTTCTATTAATAAACCCTATAATTATGCCATCGAAATGAATGCTGGGTCTATTAAAAACTTGAATATTAAAGTAAATGACATAGTAAATATAAAGTAAATCATTATTTAAAACTTATATTCTCTTATAACAGCGTTACTTTCTGGAACTAATTCTTCGGCTTGATCCGGTCGATGTTCTAGGGGAGCACATTCTTCGTCATTATACGGCTGATATTCTAGGGGAGCACATTCTGCGGATCTAAACATTTCATTTCTCATATTATCATTATCATCCTCGCTATTTATTAATATACTATCATCGACAATTTCACATTGTGGATTTCTTAATTTATAGATATATGAATCATGTGTTGCGGACATTAATAATTCTTCCATTCTTTGTGATAAATCTAGTATTTCACCCATAAAATTAGGTTTGAGTTCAGGTATATCTTTTACTATATCATTCATTTTAATTTTATAGTAATTTTTCCCTGTCTCAAATAATTTATTTTTCGTTTTTTTTTCTTCGTGTATTTCCGTTTCCCATGTAGAGGTGTTCTCTAAAAACATATTATATTTCAATTTCTTTTTTTTACAACAAAATATACGTTTTAAAAATGATGGATAAATATAATCAACATTTCGTATTTTATTTCTAAATTTGTTTATTAATTCTATTTCACCATTTGTTCTTTCTAATTCTAAAAATAATTCTTTATATTTATTTTTATAATAAATCGTTTCTTTGAAACTAAAAATAGTATCAAAATTTTCTCTAATGGAAATATAATTATCAAATATTTCAGATTCATAATTATTTAAAATTTTCATCATCTCGTCATCATTGTTATTTCCTTTTAAATTCGCGTTTTCCAGTTGATTAAATGTCTTCCGAAATTTATTAATTATAAACACGTGGTCTTCAAGGGACTTTTTAATATTTTCTCGTTTTTCATCATATTTTAAGAACCGGAATATTGCCATTATTAGCGCAATCATTGTACTAAAAATAATAATTATAGTGTTATAAAAATTAGAATTCAAATCATAAAGTTTTAACCTTTTTTTTGTTGTTTCAATTCCTTTTTCTGTTAAATCTACACCAAATAAATCTGCTCCAGATCGAGCCCAGTTCAAATGATCAGATCCGGCTCCAACTCCAATTTCTAAAACTTTTTTCCCGCCGTGCCTACTGAATTGGGCTATTGAATGAATAAAAGGCTCGACAGAATATCGATAATTTTCTACCTCCTCAAACCAAGCTTTAGTATAAATATTGGTATCTTTGATAAGGTCTGGTGAAGTTCCACAAGCCTCTTCCTCCCAATAACTTTTCACTTCTTTATTTATGCTCATAACCTAATACGTCCCCATGCATTAAAATTTAAACTATT